TATCGATGGCAAAGACGGGGCGCCGGGCGCGGACGGTAAAGACGGCGCTCCAGGTATCGATGGCAAAGACGGTAAGGACGCCCTGGAGCAGATAGAATTTATACCGGATATCGATTGGGGTAAATCATACCCCCGCGGCGTTTATGGTCATAGCGGCGGGAGCGTATACCGGTCGTACACAAAAACCGACGGGACCCGGGGGTGGGACTTGTTCCTGGCCGGGCTACCAGAGCTCCACATAGACCAGCCAGACGAGCGTACAGTTCGTCTGACGAGTGGCGCCCAGACTAAGGATCTCCAGCTCCCGGTTATGATCTATCGTGGCGTATGGTCTGCCGATAAGTCCTACGAGGTTGGGGACGTCGTAACCCTGCGCGGGAGTACTTGGCACTGTGACAAAGCGGGGAACGCCGAGAGGCCGAATGGCCCGGACAGCGGGTGGACTATGCAGACTAAAGCCGGGAAGGATGCCTCATAATGAGCCTACAATACGTGACCCTTACCGAGCAGAAAAACTACTCCCAGATACTCCATACCGGACGGGACGATACTATAACTCTGCTTATTCAGGCGGCGTCCTCCCAGGTCAAGGAGTATCTAAAAAATTTCTCCCCATACGAGGGGGAGAGGAACTCCGACGACGACTACTACCTCGACTCGAATTTCGAACCGGAGATAGCCCTGGACTCTAACGGATCCCAGGCCATACAGCCGAGGGTAAAGCTGGCGGTCATGATGCTTGTAGATATCCAGTTATGGCCAGAACGACACCCTAAACCGATCGAAGGCCAGGGCCGACTACCTACCGCAGTAGAAACCCTGCTCTATCCACTCCGGGATCCTGCGCTAAAATGATGAATCATCTAGTGCGAATAGACCGGAGGGTTAACTCTCAGGACCCGACGAGCGGAGCCATAACGGAGACTTGGACTACGTATCTAGCCGCGGTCCCCTGTGAGATTAAACCGCTATCTGTAAGTGCATACATCCAGTCTAGGGCCCAGCAGTCGGATATATCAGTGCGCGTTAAGTTCCCTTACATAGATGGGCTCGACGATACTATGCGGTTCGTAGGGCTATGCGAGTGCCATCTCGGTAAAGTATATAATCCGGACGGGATTCTGGAGGACGACATAACAGGAAGACAGCACATAACGGTACCCTGTAGCCAGGGCGTTAATGAGGGCGCGTGAAGTACAAGGTCAAGAAACAGAAGCCGGACGAGGACTGGAGCTCCCAGGCCTGCTGTGTTATGGCCTCAGGCCCTTCCCTTGGTTGGGATGATTACGCAGATGTCAGAACAATAGAACAGACAGGACTGAAAACCATAGCAGTAAATAGCACGTGGTCGGTAGCTAGGTTCTGTTCGATCATATACGCTGGAGATAACAACTGGTGGCGTTATAACGCTAAGGCGATAGACATAAAAGCGGAACGGTGGAGTAGCTCCAAGTCGAGTACGATCCCTTTCGGAACAAAATACCGTAACCATAAAACACGGCCAGGATACAATTCTGGAGCTAACGCTATTGAGTTGGCCGCCAATGTAATGCACTCTCCTATTATCATCCTGTTAGGGTTTGATGGGTCTGTTACGAAAGGAACCCACCACCACGGAGACCATAAGCGTACATCTAACCCGACCCCCGATAGGTGTAAGAAATGGCAGGCACAATACGCCGACGTTCTACGGCTTTGTCCTGATACTAAAATAATAAACTGCTCAAGGTATACTGAAATAAAATGCTTTGAGCGGATGACGCTTGCGGAGGCATTAAAACACGTATGAAAACCGCATATGTAAATCTAAGGTATACGAACGACGAAAGGGCCGCACTGTTTCACGAAGGGCTTAGACGGCTCGGATATAAAGTATCTCTTAAGGTCCCCTTAGGGCCGAAAAACCACGACGACATATTCGTAACCTGGAACCGGATAGGCAAGGCGGCCGACATTGCCTCCAGGTTTACCAAATCGGGTTGTACAGTCCTGGTAGCAGAAAACGCTACTTGGGGCAATACGTTCGCAGGGGAGAACTGGTACCACATAGCCAGGACGTACCATAACACTGCCGATACGTTCGACTACGAAGGCCCAGAGCGTTTCGACTCCCTCGGGGTCGGTCTTAAGCCGTTCAAGGATCCGGACGGCTCTGTGATCATACTGTTACAGCGAGGTATAGGCTCCCCTCCGGTCAGAGCTCCACTAAGGTTTAAACTGGATGCTATAAAAGACTATCCCGGGGCGTACCTACGTAAGCATCCAGGGAACTACAAGCCTGCCCGTCCGTTATCCGAGGACCTGGAGCGGTACACTAAGGCGGTAACATGGGGTAGCGGAGCAGCCATAGCGGCCAGTATCGAAGGCCTGGAGGTCGTGTCATATATGCCCAAGTGGATAGGCGCCCATGAACCGACGGAGTTGAGCAGATTGGTTATGCTGAGACGTTTAGCGTGGGCCCAGTGGCGGTACTCGGAGATAGAGTCCGGTGAGGCGTTTAAGAGGCTCATAGCGTGAAGATACTAACGACCGGAAAAGGCGGTAAGGCAGGGAGCTGGGAAGTACGAGGCGTTCAGCTAGGATCCCGTGTCGGGGACGTTATCCCCCGGGCCTCCGTGTCCGATATGCGTAAGTACGACGTAGTAGTAGCGGTTAAACGATTAAGTCCAGGGCTAATCGGGGAGCTGCAGAGGTCCGGTATACCATGGATATGGGATTTAGTGGACTTCTACCCCCAGCCTACCTGTACTAAGTGGGACAGGTCCCAGGCCATAAAGTGGGCAAGACACCAGATACAGTCCGCGTCTCCGGACTCCGTTATATACCCAAACGACCGAATGGCCCAAGACATAGGAATACCCGGAACGGTCGTATACCACCATGCACGGCCGGCGCTACACGTACGCCCTGTTAAGCATAAAGTCGAGGTAGTAGGGTATGAAGGGGACCGGCGGTACCTCGGCCCATGGCGTAAGTATATACAGAGGGAGTGCAGGGCCCGTGGCTGGGTATTCGAGGAGGGACTTACTCCTGATAACTACGACATAGTGGTAGCGTTCCGCGGCCCAGACTTCGGAGGGTATACACAGCGTAACTGGAAGTCTAACGTTAAATTGGCTAACGCCCAGGGAGCGGGGGTGCCGTTCGTCGGGCAGCCGGACCCGGGGTATCTTGAGACGTCCGTATTCGGGTGCGAGCATTGGGTAGATACCGTCCCGCAGCTTACTTTGTCGTTCGACAGGCTTACGCCATACGAGACGAGGCGAGACATACAGGTACGGTCCTGGAAGGGACGGGTAACCCTGGCCCAATGCGCAGAGGAGGTGCGGCGCCATGCTGGACTACTTATTCCTTGAAGGGCAGAGAATGCCTAAAAAGTCCATACGGTTTTTTAACGCACTGTACCAGACGGCTAGGGCCATAGGTTTACGGTGCCATAAGTCCACCACCTACCAGCCTTGTAAGGCCCTGGTGGTGTATGGCCCAGGAGGTCCGGACAGGTTCCCGGCCGTACAAGAACAAATCAAGTTAGGTAGAGCCGCACTCCTGTTCGATATCGGGTACTGGGACAGGGCGGGGTACCACCGTAAGTACAGGTTCTCCCTTAACGACCTCCACCCCCTCCCGGAGTACCTCCTGGCCGGGCCGAGTCCGGGCGCTAAGCGGTACGAGCAGTCCGGCCTTACTATCCACCAGAGCGCCCCTGTCAGCGACAAAAAACGAGTATTACTGGTGGGTAACGCCCCTAAGGCCTGCGCAGTCGGGGCCCGTGGGTGGACTTCCAAGAAGGCCCGGGAGATTCGGGTCCTTATGCCAGATTACAGCATAGCCTGGAGGCCTAAGCCTGGGAGACCGCGGGAGGCCCGAGTGGAACACGATAGCGTATCTACCGAGAATATAGTCCGAGCGGTTCAAGGGTCTGCTCTGGTAGTATGTAAGCATAGTAACGTAGCTATAGACGCCTGCGTCCAGGGAGTCCCGGTAGTATGCGATAACGGGGCCGCCTCTGCGATATATCCGTCCAAGCTGCAGGAGTGGGAGCTCCAGCCCTCCTTCGAGGAGCGCAGGGAGTTCCTGCATAGACTGGCATACTGGCAATGGTCACAGCATGAAACTAACGACTTTTGGGGGTGGTTTTTCCGAACCTTTCCCGCATACGATTATAGATAATTTCATAGGGCGCGAACTTGTAGCCGCAGTAAACGGGGAGTGGCCCTTACATAAACTATTCGACAAGGAGGACGGAGTCGGGCAGCGTAAATGGAACTGCCGGAGACTCCCTCCCCTTACCCAGCTCATAGTCGACGCCATAACTCCACGAGTGGTCGAGGAGATAACCGGCCTATCCGGACTCATAGCGGACCCGGTATTGTTCGGGGCGGGACTGCATGAGATACCCCGAGGTGGGTTCCTTAAAATGCACTGCGATTTTAACCGCCACCCCTGCGGCATGCGGCGGGCCGTTAACCTGCTGCTATATCTTAACGAGTACTGGGAGGAGGACTGGGGCGGGGGCCTGATACTGTCCAAGGACGGCTACAGCGTGGACGCCTGCATAAGCCCTATAGGTGGCCGGGCCGTCGTATTCGAGACGAACGACCGTACGTGGCACGGACACCCTAAACCACTTAACACTCCTGAGGGTATCACTCGTCGGTCACTTGCGTTATATTTCTATATTGACGAACTGGTAAACGACCCTAAGACTACGGTGTATAAAAAGTGAAACTAAATATAGCCTGCGGTAAGCAGACCTGGAACGGGTACTTCTGCGTAGACGCAGTGGCCCACCCTAAGGCCACCAGACCCCCGGACCTTCTGCACGCCTTCACGTTCGACAAGGACGGGGCGCTACTGAATCCTCTACCCCTCCCCGATAACTGCGCAGACGAGCTCTGCAACTTCCACTTTATAGAACACGTATACGCCTGGGAGGCCCCGGCTATAGTCTCGGAGTTCCGACGGCTACTTAAGCCTGGAGGCCGTCTGGTTATGGAGCTCCCTGATATCAATAAGGCGGCCAATAACCTGCTACACGGGGGCAAAGATCAGCTCTGTATGTGGCCCCTGTACGGAGACCCGGGAACCAAGGACCCGTATATGTGCCATCGGTGGGGGTACACCCCTAAGACTATCAAGCAACTCCTGGAGCAGGGAGGGTTTATTAAGGTACATATACTCCCGCCAAAAACTCACGGAGCCAGAGGTAATCGGGATATGCGAGTGGAGGCGGTACGGTGAGGGTCTATATCGGGTACGATCCTGTGGAGGACAAGGCCTACGAGGTCGCTAAGCATACTCTCCTGGCGCGGGACGACTGCCACCAGTGCATACCATTGAAGGCCGACGAACTCCGGGCCCGCGGTTTGTATTGGCGGGACGTCGACAAACGAGGCCAGCCGTATGACCTCCCGAGTCAGGCCCCCTGTAGTACCGAGTTCTCCTCCTCCCGGTTCCTTACCCCGATACTGGAGCAGGAGGGGTGGGTCCTGTTCACGGACTGCGACGTACTGTTCCTGGATGACCCGGCCGAGATACTGTCCGAGATAACCCCAGGTAAGGCGGTCTATGTAGTTAAGCACGTACACCACGGAGCTGGTACGAAGATGGGCGGATTAATCCAGACGGCCTATGACCGTAAGAACTGGTCCAGCGTTATGCTATTCGACTGCAGCCACCCAGCGAACCGACGGTTAACTCTTAACGACGTAAACGTCCGTCCAGGCCGGGACCTTCACCGGTTCTACTGGTTACACGATACCGAGATAGGGCAACTACACCCCCGGTGGAATTGGCTAGTAAACGTACAGGACAAACCAGAGGTACCGGGTATAGCCCACTTTACAAACGGGGGCCCATGGCTGGATAATTGGGATCCATCCCCTTACGACGAGTTATGGCTTGAGCATGCAAATAGCCGGTAACATAGAAGGCCTGGAGGCCATAAACGCTAAGCTTGCCCAGCTTGCGGATGACTCCCGTAACAAGCCGGCTAAGTTCGCGTTGTTGAAGGCGGCCCAGCTCGTACGAGACGCCGCCAGAGCGAACGCCGCGGCCGTTAACGATCCTAAAACTCCTGAGGAGATAGCTAAGAACGTTACCGTAAGGTTCTCCACCAAACTATACCGACAGTCCGGCCTTATCCAATACCGCGTAGGTATCCTGGGAGGGGCCCGCTCTACCTCCCGTAGCGCCGAGTACTCCCGCAGAGCCCGTGCCCGTCGCGGCGTGCCGTCACTAGGAGACCTGGGCGAGATAGAAGGAAAGGGTAAGGGTAATCCCGGAGGAGATACGTTCTATTGGCGGTTCCTGGAGTTCGGGACAGAGAAGCAGAAGGCCCAGCCGTTCCTACGTCGGGCTCTGGAGCGTAACGTGGGCCGTGCTATTGCTGAGTTCACAAAGCACTATGATAAGGCGATAACCCGCGCTATTAAACGACAGAGCAAAGGTAAGAAATAATGTACCCGCCAATATTCGCAGTATGCGCAGCTAACGCCACGGTTACAGGTCTCCTCGGACTAGCGCCAGTACGACTCTACCCGGCAGGAGAGGCCCCTCCTAAACCTACTAAACCTTATGCGGTTTGGCAGATGGTAGACGGTACTCCGGAAAACTATTTAGGTACTTTACCGGATATCGACTCCTGGTCTGTACAACTGGACGTATATGCGGATACACTAGAGGAGGCCCGGGACGTAGCTGAGGCTTTACGAGATGCTATAGAACCGGTAGCGCACGTTACCCGATTCTCTACGGAGGGACGGGACCCGGATACGAATAACTACCGGTACAGTATGGACTCGGACTGGTGGCTGGATAGGCCGGTTAATTCGAGTTAAACTATAGGCTTTTAATTGAGGATTGAATAATGGCAATTGCTACGCAGGGTACCTACTTATACGCCATAGACCCGGACGACGAGTCTATTATCAATGTAGCGTGTATTACCTCTCTGGATGGTGTCGACGTTACCAACGAACAGATCGAGACTACCTGTCTCCAGGCCCTGGTTCGTACATATCAGGCAGGATTAGGTACTCCTGGACAAGCTTCATTCGGACTTAATTTCGATACTACGGAAGCTACCCATACGCGCCTCTTCGCACTTAAAAAAGCTGGTACTACTCTTAACTGGGCGATTGGTTTCTCCGACGGTACCGCGGATCCTACAGTCGATACTGGTGGTACGTTCGACCTACCCACTACCCGGTCGTTTATCCGGTTCCAAGGGTTTATGACAAACTTCCCTTTCAACTTCGCGCAGAACTCCGTAATTCAGACCACTGTAAGTATCCAAATCAGTGGGGACCCGGAGCTACACGCTAAAGCCTAAACGGTGATACATGAAACTGACCAGAGAAGCAGTTAAGGAACGCGGGGGCCATATCGGCCCCCCGATAAAACGGAAGGTAGAGTGGACAGACGGCAATACAGGAGAGTTAGTAGAGGCGGACGTATGGGTCCGTAGACTGTCTTACTACTCCCTTGTTACCGACTCCCAACACGTAACAAAGCAGGATAAGGGCGGCATTATCGCGTCTCGTATCGCTACTGCTATTGTGGACGAGGAGGGGTGGCCCATCTTTACCGAGGGCGATATCCTCGGGATAGACGACGAGGGTAACCCGACCCCGGATGGGCCTATAAGCTCCGAGCTCGCCGGGAATTTATACCGCCTCGTGCATGAGGTATCCAAGCTGGGAAAGTTGCCGAGTCCGGCCAACTCGGAATAGAGGACGAGTTCTGGCACGAACTGGTTCTTAACGGCATAGGCGGTCGTACAGTCGAGGAGGCGCAGCGTAATATGTCCTACTCGGAGTTTCTCGACTGGATAGCGTTCCGTAACTCCCGGGGGCCTCTCGATGGATCCCTGAGGATCGAGAAAACCCTCGCGCTGATTGCTACTATTTTCGCAACTGGTACACTACATAAGAAAGGTGCCGGTAAGTGGACTATGGACGACTTTACCGTCTATACCGCTCCAGAAGTCGAAAAGGAGTTAACGCCTGAGGCGGCGCTCCAATTACTCAAAGGGCTATCGCGTGGCAAGTAGAAGCTTAGGAACTCTTACCCTTGATCTGGTCGCTAAAACTGCGGCGTATGCGGAGGGTCTGAGTCAGGCAGAGCGTAAAACCCAGAAGTGGCGTAAACAGGTAGAGAAAGACGCCAAGGCAGTGGGTACAGCTTTCGGGGCGTTTACCGCGGCGGCCGTAACAGGTTTGGGTGCGCTAGCAGTCAAGGCACTAGACGACGCCAAGGAACTTAAGAACCTATCGACTGTAGCCGGCGTTACCGCCGAGAGTTTCCAGTCCATAGCCTACGCGGCTGGACGGTTCGGAATAGAGCAGGACAAAGTAGCCGACATACTCAAGGATACTAACGATAGGGTGGGGGACTTTCTGCAAACTGGTGGAGGGGCCCTAGCCGACTACTTCGAGAACATAGCGCCCCTGGTAGGCCAGACCGCGGAGCAGTTCCGTAACTTATCAGGGACCGACGCCCTCCAGCTTTATGTCGACGGGCTGGAAAAGGCTAACCTATCTCAGAACGAGATGACGTTCTATATGGAGGCCATAGCGTCCGGCGCTACCCTCCTCCTCCCCCTTCTTAAAAACAATGGCCAGGAGCTGGGCAGACTATCTAAGCAGGCGGACGAGTTCGGCGCGGTATTGGACGACTTGGAGGTGCAGCAGCTCCTGGAGGTCAATAAGGCCGTAAGCGAACTTAAGGGCCTTTACCAGGGCGTAACGAACCAAGTAGTAGCGTCCACCCTGCCGGCTATCAAGGAGCTTACCGACGTCCTGTCCGACCCAGCTACCATAGAGGCCGCCAAGGCGTTAGGCGGTGCCGTCGTTACGGCGTTTACTGCCGCTACAGAGGCGATTACTACCACCATAAATACGGCTAAGTTCTTGGGCGAGGAGTTCGCGGTAGCATTCGGCGGCCTGGGAGTAGCGGCAGACGACATAGGGCGTCTTGAAAGGGAAGCGGCCAAACTGGAGAAGGCGCTGGAGGGGGGCCTAGGGTCCCTTAATGAGAAACTAACCTTTTTTGGCAGGGATGGTATAGTCTCCTATCAGACCGACGAGGAGCTACAGGCCGAGCTGGACAAGGTTAAGGCGGCTATCCAGGCCTATTATGCCAACGAGAGCAACAAGCCTACCATTGTCCCTAAAGTCGAGCCTCCTGTGGCTGATGCGCCCGCATCCAACGTAGTCCCTCTGAGGCCTGATGACGCCACGGCTAAGCGTTACATAGCGGAACTCCAGCAGGAGGTCGAGCTCCTGGGCAAGACTAAAAACGCTGCTAAACTCTACGCCGCGGAACTCAATAACGCCACGGACGCCCAGAAGGCCGAGGCCGCCGCCCTCGTCGAGACTCTGGACGCCTACGACAAGAAACAGAAGGCGATAGAGGCGGCCGCGGAGGCCCAGAAGTCTATCAACGACGAAGCGGAGAACATACGGCATGCACTCCGGACGGAGGAGGAGGCCATACAGGAGAGTTACGAAAAACGCCGACAGATAGTCCTGGACAATACAAAGATAACAGGGGAGGCCCGTAAGGAACTCCTGGCCCGACTGGATGAGGAACGGAACGCAGCGCTGGACGGCCCTACCCAAGCCGAGAGTAATATCGAGGCCATACGCCAGAGCCTGCTTACCGAGGAGGAGGCAATCAAGGAGAGTTACGCCCGTCGTCGGGATACTATCCTGGAGTCGGCCGTCGAGACCGGGGAGAATTATACGGACCTTCTGCTGGCTCTGGAGGAGGACCGTAACAAGCAGCTAGCCGAGCTGGAAGCTAAACGCCAGATAACTCAACTCCAGAACTACGAGACGTTATTCGGGGGATTAGCGTCCATAGCCAAACAGTTTAAAGGGGAACAATCTTCTGCGTACCGCGCGTTATTCGCCCTGGAAAAGGCGGCGGCCGTGGCGCGCTCTGTCGTCGCAATTCAAACCGGTATAGCTAACGCATTTACTCTCCCCTTCCCCGCCAATTTAGGGGCCGCCGCCACAGTGGCAGCGGAGACGGCGAGCATAGTCGGGACCATACAAGGTACTAATCTGTCTGGATCCGCGCACGACGGTATGATGAGCGTCCCAGAGACTGGTAGTTATTATCTGAAAAAAGGCGAACGAGTAACCACCGAAAAGACCTCCGCTAAGCTCGACCAGACGCTGGACCAAGTTAAACAGGGCGAGGGCGATAAGGGGTCTGGCGGAAATGTGCAGATAAATAACGTCATTGACCCGTCCTTTGTCGGAGACTATATGTCTAGCCCTGAGGGACAAAGGGTCATAGACAATTATATAACCCGTAATCAAACCCGGATAAAGTCCATCGCTAACGGGGGCCGATAATGCCGCAGGTATGGCCGTTCCCTGTCCGTAATACGCTACGAGAGTCCAACGAGTGGCTTACCGACGTTATTAGGTCGAGAACAGCGGAGCAAAGGTTCGCCCAGAGGGGACGACCCCGGCAGACTATGCTGTTCACCCATACGCTTAGCGACTACCAGTATCAAGGCGCCAGGGCCCTCATCCGAAGCGCAACCGATGGGCGGTTCTTAATCCCGGACTGGCCCCTGGCCATAAACGTCGGCGCCGTATCGTCAGGCAGTCATGTATCCGTAGATTACGGCAGTCCTTATGCTGAGCTTACCGACGGAGACTTGGCGCTGCTATGGGAGTCAGTCGACAAGTATGAGCCCGTCGTAATTGAGTCTGCGGATAGTGCGGACGGCTTCGTGTTGGACAGTTCGGCGGCATCCTATGAGTCCGCGTATCTTATTCCTTTACGGGAGGCCATAGCGCCGGATGGGCTGGATACGGACAGGGCAGCAGGGCCGGTACTCCAGAGTTCCATCGAGTTCATACTCACGGATTCTACAGACCAGGGACAGAGCTCCTACCCCAAGTATCTTGGGGACGATATCATAGACGATTGTCCCGTTATCGCATCGGCCACTTTCTCGGAGCCAATCCAGTACGAGTTCGATGAAGTGGACCCCGGAGTCGGATATCCTTCGTTGTTTAGGAGCCGTACTCCATCTTTAGAAAAATTTTCGATGAGGTGGCACGTATTCACCCCCGCAGACGTGTATACCCTCCGTAGGTTCGTACATTCCCGGAGAGGGAAGTGGAAAGCGTTCTGGTTGCCTAGTTATCGTCCCGACCTACAGCTTGCACAATCCATAGGGCCTTCTGATACGAGCCTTACCGTATACGCCCCTGCTGGGGTTACAGACCTGGGGGACGATACGTTCGACGTCCAGATAGCCGGGCTCTACAACAAGCGCATAACGTCCTACTCGGTCTCCGGAGGTACCTTGATTCTTAATTTCTCCGGATCCCTAGGGGTATCACTTGGCACATCCGCTAAGGTATCCTACCTACGTAAAGTCCGTTTTGATGCGGACCGTATCGAGTTCAACCATTCAGCTAACGCGGGGGTTATATGCTCCGTCCCGTGCGTTGAGGTACCTTAATGGCAGACTACACGACGCAGGATACCAGCGTACAAGATGGGAGCCCTATCCACCTGTTCCAGTTCCTATTGGACGGCATGTACTACCGGTATACGAACCGGCCGGAGGGCATAACGGCCATGGGGTACTCTTGGGAGTATTCTAACTTAGATATGGGGGAGGTAGAGGTAGACGAGGATATCAATCGTAACGATATACCCCTCAAGCTACCCCGTGATAACCAATTGGCGGAGATATTCTTCACGGACATACAGGACTCTGTCTGCGGGGTTACTATTTTTCGGGGGTACGAGGACGCTCTGTCCGACTTTATAACGTACTGGAAGGGGCGCGTAGCATCATTCAATATAATGAAGAACACAGTAGATCTTAAATGCGAGTCGATATTTACCTCAATGAAGCGGCCCGGCCTGGGGGAGAAAATGTCGAAGAACTGCCCCCACGTTCTTTACGGCCGGGGGTGCAATCTTGACGCGACTGACTCCGCTACTGATGCCCTGTATATCGAGGACATAGTCTCCGACATATCGTCCGACGGTCTTACGCTTACTATCGCGTCGGCAGGGCTACAGGCTGACGGATACTATCGAGGGGGAATGGTGCAGGCCCCGGACGGGGTATTCCGGTATATCAGGGACCATGTAGGCGAGCAGGTAACTCTGTCCATAATCCACGACGGGTTTGTTAGCTCCGACTACGTGCGTCTGTTTCCTGGTTGCGACAGAACGACGACGACCTGTAGTACGGTGTTCAATAATCTTGATAATCACGGCGGGGCTCCCTACACGAATATAAACCCGTTCAACGGTAAGAGGATATAATATGTGGCAATTCATAGCAGTACTGGTTATCGCCGCCTATGCCTATTCGAGGATCCCGAAGCCGCAGGGGCCTAAACGTCCGGGCCTTGGAGATATCCAAGCTCCTACAGCAGACCCATCCAGAGACAAGCCGGTAGTATTCGGGACTGTAGATATTAAGGCGCCTAATACTACTTGGATAGGAGGATTTACTACCGAGCCTATAAAGCAAAAACAAAAGCAGCTATTTGGTAGTAAGAAGATAACTATAGGATACCGGATCCTTCTGGGGTTTGAGTTGTGGTTATGCAGGGGCCCAGTCGACGCCCTCGTCCGTATCCGCTTCGATGATAAGGAGGCGTGGACGGGAGAGGCCATCGACAGTCAGATATACGTTAACGCCCCAGGCCTATTTGGCGGAGACCAGGAGGAGGGAGGAGTACAGGGGTATTTCGATATCCGAAACGGGGAGGATACACAGGAGCCGAACGACTATCTACTGGCCCAGATAGGGACTGATATCCCTGCGTCGAGGGGGATGCTTTCGGTAGTATCGAGAGGCGCGTACGTGGGTACGTCACGATATCTCAAGTCTCCCGATTTTAAGGTCCGACGGGTCCGCGTACGGCAGAACGGGATAGAGCAGTGGTATGTAGTAAAGGCCCCAATAGGCGCGGTAGCGATAACGGAGTCCTATTCGGGTCCATACTCGATTGGGTTGACTACTACGGAGGATATGGCCTACGGGGCGTCTACGTGGGTAGCCGTGGGTTTTAGTTCGGGTGCGGCCATACGTTACAGCACCGACGACGGGCAGACCTGGAACGCTGCTAGCGGCCCTACCAATGAGACCGTGTGGGAGGTAGTGTACGGCAGCGGAGTGTTCGTCGCTACGGCAGATAGAGGACGCTGCTACAGTTCCTCCGACGGGCAGACCTGGACGCTCGAAGCCACCCTTAGCGGGGCCATATCCGGAGGCCTTGCATACGGTGCGGGATTATTCATAGCGGGGGGCCAGAACGGTAATCTGTTCAAGCGTACGTCTGCCGGAGCTTGGTCTACTCAGCTCCTAGGGTCTCCGGGTACCGGATTCGTAGACATAACTTACTCGAATGGAGTATGGCTGGCATTATATGCGGACCAGAGCATATTCCGATCGACGGACGGCGGGGTTATGTGGGCGAATATAGACATAGCAGACCTTATAGACCCTCCAGTCGTATCTAACGTATGGGCCGCCATCAGACTTGGCGGATCGCTCGGGGTGCTTACCAGCGATACAGGTCTAGTAGCTGTAACCCAGGACGCCGGCCTAACTTGGACGCAGGACGGAGTGTCCCTCCCTGCCACTATTGCCCCGACGGATGACCTCGGGAATATATGGTACGACGCAGGGCTATTCATAGTAGTGTCAGACGAGGCTAATACACTGATGTACAGCTATGACGTCCTTACCTGGACGAACATAGACGTAGTTCCTAGCGGTCTACTGGCATTGGCTACCAACGACGACGACCTGCTTATAGTCGCTAGCCTGACGCAGGCTTATACGCTACCTCTGACACGAGACCCTCAGGTAGATCTCAACCCTGCCCACCTCATTAGGGAATGTCTTACTGACCCAGACTGGGGCATGGGGTACGACGAAGGGGACATAGACGACGTAGCGTTTATGCAGGCGGCCGACACCCTGTACGAGGAAGGGCTGGGTATGTCGCTCATATGGGACGCCAAAAAGGAGATGGGAGAGTTTATCCTCGACGTCCTCGAACACATAGACGGGTCATTATACGTCGATAAGTCTACAGGGAAATTCGTCCTTACGCTGGTACGAGCTGACTATGTTGTCGCGTCTCTTACGTCTCTCGATGAGAGTAACGTGGTGTCCGTATCGGACTACACCAGGGTTACATTCGGAGAGCAGATTAATACCGTATCTGTTACCTATAACGACTACCTTACTGTTAGCGAGCAGAGCCAAACCGTAAGCGATATCGCACTGGTACAGCAACAAGGAGTCCGCATAGAGACCGACCGATCGTATCCTGGAATCCGTCGGGCGGACGTAGCAGCCCGGCTGGCCGAGCGTGATCTGTTGAGCTTATCCAGGCCGCTAGTGTCGTGTACTGTCGTGGCTAACCGAGATGCAGCAGGCCTTAACATAGGGGATCCATTCAAGCTTACGTGGCCCGAGTTACAGATATCCGCCCTCGTAATGCGAGTGCAGAGCATAGCGTACGGCGACGGACGGTCGAACCGTATCAAGATAAATTGTGTCCAGGACGTATTCGATACTCCGACTACGTCGGCCAGAGGGACGGTTACCGAGACGCTACCTACCGTAAGCGCCGACGCCGAGGATATCGAGTACCTCAGGACGTTCGAACTACCTTACTACCTCCTGGCAGAGCTCTACGGGGTTGGGCAGGCAGACAGCCTGCTATCGTCGGCGCCTACCGATGGGTATCTGGCAGTTGTGGCAGGCCGACCTAACGTTCAGACTATTCTTGGCACGCTTTACACGAGTACTGACGGGGTCACCTATACATCAGACGTCGAAGTCGATTTCACTCCTGTGGCTACTATCGAAGGAGACTCTAACGGGGTATTGACTCGCACGGATACGACCGTAGTACTCACCCCCATTATAGATATGTCAGGCATAGAGCTACCCGCTATAGGTATGATAGGGGAGGAACTCGTCTATATTACGGCTCTGGAACTTGGGACAGACGACCAATATACCGCTACCATAGGCCGGGCGTATCTCGATACGGTTCCAACTGAGCTGGACTTCGATAGCTCCGTTACTTATTTTTTCGTGGTAAGCGAAGGGACCACAGAGTCTCCAGGGGCGTATGCCTACGGGGACTTGGCATACGTCAAGGTTACGTCGAGCACTAGTAGTGACGAAACCGACGTAAGTGCGGTAACCGCATATACTCAGAAATTCAAAGGACGAGCCATACGACCTTATCCTCCAGGGAACCTGCAGGTTAATGGTAGTTACTATCCAGAATACATAACGGACGCTCTGAGCTTGACGTGGGCTCACAGGGACCGTATAGATCAACTCACTGATACCGACGTGGTATTCACTACAGGAGATGTCGGGCCTGAGGCAGGGACGACTTATACAGTCCGTATATACGATGAGGTCGACGCCCTCCTACACGAAGAGACCGGGATAACCGATACGGGGTACGACTACAGTATCTCCGATGAGCTAACCGATACCGGGGGTAACGGAGACTTGTACTACGACGACGTCTCCTGCCTCCTGCACTGTGATGGGTCTAATGGCTCCACGACGATGACAGACGACGGTCCTAACTCCCTGTCGTTTACAGTTTCCGGGTCTGGGGCCCTGTCTACGGCACAGATGCGATTCGGTACAGCATCATATCTCCCCGGAGCCTCTGGCCTTGCCAGAACCACTACCTTGACACCGTTCCAGTTCGGGTCCGGAGACTTCACTATCCAGGCGTCGGTCTACCCTACTTCGTTCCCTGCTACAGGGGCCATAGCGGCGTACTGGGCGGTGGGTGACCTGGGGTGGTTCTTCGGGATTAATTCCTCTGGACAGCTCGTCATGTTCTACAGCACAGACGGAACTACCGGCGTGTTCCCGGCGTCCAGTTCCTCGTTAACCCTCAACCAATGGAACGACGTAGCCGTAGTACGGAGCGGGTCAACTCTCACATTCTACCTGGACGGGTCCTCTATCGGGACTTATGCCATAGGGACTGACAGCATATTTAGCTCTACGTCTCCGTTTACGGTAGGATCCGATAGCGGTACGGCTAATCAGCAGTTCCCCGGATATATAGACGAAGTACGAGTAACGAAGGGGGTGGCGCGTACCATAATCCCGCTTACCCAGGCGTTCTATAACGCAGGCCCACTGGGACACCTTAACTCCAGACTCCGATTCGAACTGGAGAGTGTAAGGGATGGGTATACGAGTTACTATGTGCATAACGTCGTGGTGTTAAGGGATACCGACAGTATCGGGTCCGCCAGTGTCTGATAGCAGGTCCTGCTCGTATAATCGGATCTTATCTCTTAAATCCTGGTATTCTGCAGGAGTTAGCGTCTGCTTGAAGTGTTCGAGTGCTTTTCGTACCTGCGTAAGGTTCCCCCCAGGTCTTACGTGTTCGGCGTCTATCAGCAGTCGGGCCAGGGTACGCGCAGTCTCGTTCAGTCGCTCCAGAGTCTCCTGCTCCTCCAGGTTCGCATCCTCGATTATCTTGCAGGCGCGGGTTAACTGGTCGCAGTCCTCCCGGCCACTATTTACGTATTTCCACAAGTGGTACCATACCCGGTCCTTTCTCTCTACAGACTCCATATAACGTCCCTCAAGTCGTCCAGGCTCCCGTAGTTCGGGATAATCTCCATACCCTCGTCGAACTCTATGTCCATACTTTCGTCCAGGGGCTGGCGTGGATTCTCTACCCAGAATATCCGATCGAACAGGCTGCGGGACTCCTTGAATTCCTGCTTACTGCGCATACCGTCGTAGCCGTCCGCCAAGGATAAGACTAACTGAGATAGGGCAGTTTTATCCGGAGTATTGTAGAGGAGGATTAGTTCCTTAAGAAGGATCCTGTGCTCGGCCTTACGTTCATATAGCGAGAGGTCCGACTCCTCCGACCCGATAGCAGCTCTCCAGGCCGGTGCGATGAACGGCAGGGCAGCCTTGCTGGAGCTCATAGTCTTAACGCCGAACCGCTCCTCCAGCAGCCTACAGGCTGTCGTCTTGCCGTGGCCAGCGTGGCCCAGGACCAGGAACTTAGTACGGCGGTATATCGGGTAGGCGTAGTGGCCGGCCCCGTACCCCGTAATGCCTCTTAGTTCCCGGTAGCCGGTGTCCGGGGTATCCCCTATCGTAACGAGGTCTCCCGGTTTTACTATTTCATGCGGTTCTAGTTGTCTTATCACGACTTGACCTCCTGTAATTCGAATACCCAAAACGCGGCAGGAGGAGTAGGCGCCTCCTGTAGACGCTCTGTAGGGATATGCAGCGTAAGGGCCGGCCGCTCGTAGTGGACCTCACCGCCAGTTATCAGGTACGACTTGCGCACCCCTCCGACCTCTATGGTGGTGGGTTCTTTATTGCACATAAAGTTAAGCAGGTGCTCTGCCTGGGACCGGTCGTATGTCTTAAAGCTTATCTCTGTACTCATGTTTCCACCTCGTTTGCGGCGGCTTCTACCGTAAAGGTCCAGGATACTGCGCCGAGCTCATACTGGGACGACCCGCTTACTACTCTGGCCGGCGTGTCCATTCCTAACTCCTGTACGTACACTATGCTTTGCTCCCACATAGCTACATTCAAAGCGTAGGCTAGTCCTGGATCCTCTGTGGTTACGGTCTTTTTCCGTTCGGATATCATGCCGCGTTACCTAACGCTCTCATAGCTCGGAGCTCTGCCAGTAGGGCTAGGGCCCGGTTAATGTGCATGTTTGCTCGTTGTAAGTCTGTCATAGTCGTTTACCTAAAGAGTGAGATTCCGAACAGAGCCCGGGCCAGTCCCAGGCCTGTTAGTACGATACCGATTATTAAGATTGTCATACCTGCGTCCATTTGTTTCCGTGCTCTCGTTTGTTTGTATGGTTTAAATATACGCCTGTATAACCGGTTACACAAGTAATACTTTAGTTAACTATGTCACAGAATTTTAATCCTTCGTATATCGTTTGGTTATAAATCCAGCAGCGCCAAGCCAAAGGTCTGGCGCCCAGGAGGGGGGCTGCGTCATGAGGTGCTTAAGGAGCTCCAGCTCGGCCGGGGCGAACTCCTCGAACGACTCTACTACCGGCTCGTCATGTACGTGGAGGATAACGTCCAGGCCTGCATGGTACGCCCTGGATATGCCCATCCACAGTATGTCCGAGGCGATACTCTGGACTATGTTCTCTGTAACTCCTCCGGCGTGGGCGGTTATTCGGAGCCATTTACGTTTTTCGTCCATGCCCATGTAGGAGAAGTTATCTATAAGTTTCTCCGGATCCCACGGGGCGGGCGTTTTGATTATCAGAGGTTTGAAGTAGCTAAGGGCCCGGCCACTCGGTAGGACGATACGCAGGAACTCGGCGTCCCGTTCTATCCGGAGGTGGTACCCTTCGACCGAGGCCCCAGAAATGGTCACGTAGGCCAACACATCGTCCAGCCAATACCACAAACCTACAATTTCAGGATACATACGACGGAAGGTTTCCACCGCTCTCCGAGCCTCGTCCTCCGACATCATAACCCCCATACCTTCTGCGTATTTTATCAAACCGATCCACCCAAGTCGGTAAGAACATCCAAGTACAGGGGGTTTACAGAATGTTCGTTGGTCCTTCGTTACTTGGTCGTATGGAATACCGTAATATTCAGTCGCGAACACTTTATAACTATCCTTGCCCGAACGGAAGATGGTATTGATGCCGTCGCAGTAGGTGAGCCAACCAACCACTACTGACTCGATAGAGCTCCAGTCCGCCACCGTAAGGACCTTACCTGGAGGGGCGCATATAACGTGCCGTACGGAGCTCCCCAGGGCCTCGGATACGCCGGTCTTAGTAACGTCCTTAAGTCCCTCGATATCCATACGCTTAACGGCGTCGACTATCTGGTCTATCTGTTCTGAGTTATTGGCTATAGGGCGTTTAAGGTTCTGTAACTGCAGGCGCCGGCCTCCTACCCGGTCGGTACGGCTGGCTCCCTTGTACTGGAACATGCCACGGGCCCTGCCGTCCTCGCTAACGCAATTACCTACCGCGGCGTACTTCGTGGCGGCCTTCGCTTCCTTCTGGGCCCAGATATCCAGCGCCCCGTCGACGTACGGAGGCAGGTTATCGTGTAGCCTTCTGGACGCTATGTCGTCCTTACGTAGGGTCGTCAGGGGCCTCTCTAAGTATTGGTTAATGTGATCCTTGAACGGCCCCGGCGTTACGAGAGGTAGGCCGGTCATTTGCTTGAGTTGCTCTGTCAGGGCGTTACGTTCTTTATGCCAGATATTAATGGCCGCAGACGCGAACTCTGAGTCCACAGGGACTCCGCGGTCGTTTATCCTCTGGTCTATGAACCACTGTTCCCAGTCCCACGGCGGGATCCCAGGGTACTGGTCTAACCAATGACCCAGGGCCCGCTCGACCTCTACGTCCCGGATACAATACTCACAGAACGCCTGCCAGTCCTCCGGGGCGTTACGCCAATCGTACCAGTCGGCCTTGTGAGTTTTCGCAGCAGGGCTACAGAACTTGTTTATAAGCTGGCCGCCCCGGGGGTCCTTGCGCTGCAGGCCTATCTGTTCGAGGATCATATCCAGGCTACCTGCAAAGCCGAGGTAATACGCCCGTACCAGCGTACACCTCATACGCTCATAGGCTATCGATATACCCAGCTTATAGTAGGTTATCAGACGTTCGAATCCTGCGTTAGCGGCCTCCACCAGTACCGACGGCTCCATAAGGCCCTCGATAAGCCGCGGGGGTGGCATAAATTGCTTATGAGGCTCCCACAGTTGGACCGGCTCGTCATTGAAGGCCCAGCCTAACATTAGAATACGGGTAGAGCGGTGGGCCGCGTATACGTGCATACCGGCCGTTTTAATGTTTATCTCTGACGCCGTTTCGTAGTCGAGGTGGAGTATATCGGTCATTTAAGACGGCCACCTATGGACGCCGATATCAGTAGGCCCACTATCAGGAACGCGAACCCCTGTACTCCTCCGATATGGAAACAGCCGGCCAGGACCGCTACGTCCGCTACGGTATACTGTTCCTTAACGAATATTGTCCGGATTATCTTCATATTCCCGCCTTAGCTTTTCTAATTGAATGGCTTGCAGAGTTTCCCGCCGACTCCAGGCGCGAACCTGGAGACGACGGAGGGACCGAGCCATACGGGCCCGGTGGACTTTACGGCTAAGCCTGCGGTAATGCTTGGATAGCATGGTCGGGCCAGCCGGAGTTACGGAGTTCTGCTGCAGTGAATACGCCACCCTGCGGGGTGCGGTAGCGTGGCTCCTGCTCAGAAGGGGACGTCGTCGCACCATAGGCAGGTGCTTGGGTCGACCCATTGTTCGGGTCTTGATATCCTGGCGCCGCACCCCCCGCAGCGCCACTCCCGTTTGGGAGGAAGTTAGCCTGCTGTTGAGGGGCCGCAGTCTGTGCATTCTGTCCATACTGAGCAGGGGCGCCCTGGTTTGGCTGCTGTTGCGCAGGCTGATAGCCGGCCCCCGCAGTCTGGGCATTTTGTCCCGCGTGGGCCCCTCCACCAAAAGCCGCGGAGGTGTCGTATCCTCCCAGGTTCAACTTGGTAGCATTCGCGGACACGATAATGTCGATAGCGTCCAGGCCTCCGGAGATCCCCTTGTTACCGGCTGCGTCGTACTCATAGCAGTGCGCCAGAACATCTACCTTCTGCCCTGTGAAAAGGAATTGAGGGAGTTGCATAGGGTCGATAGTCTTAGGGCCGTTAACCGCGGAGTCCATATAGACGTCCGGTATTTTCAGAGTAGACTTAAAACTAATTTCGAACCAGCCGTCGAACATACCATCGTACTTGCCCTGCTGTACAGGGCTAATAGGCATACGACCACCAGGAGGCAGGACGCCGCGGAACTTGGACGACTGTAAGGCCTGCTGGGCGAGCTGGTCATAGACGCCGAGGTCGGGACAGGTAGGAGGGAATACCGCCTTAAGCGTATACTTGTTCTTACCGGCCTGCTGGCCCTGGGTTACCTGTTCGGGCTGAGTTACTCCGTCCCATACGACGATACCGCCTTGTAGTTTTACATGATCTTTATCAATTTGTGGCATGTTTATTGCTCCGTTTTCTTTTGAAAGGCCCGAGCGTTACGAGATTCTGGCACGGGAATTAGTTTTACAGAATTGTTTACCTTAGTGAATTTAGACAGAATGGCCTCTAACATGGGCCGCACTGCTGCCGGTGCTTTTTTGAGTGATTGTTTAGGGGTTAGCAGACCCTCCGTAGTTATGTCGACTCCGAACGAACTGAACAGCGCCTTAGCCTGGGCGTGGGGTACGTTCCAGTTCTCCCGTCCCGGTACCGCCTCGATAGTTAACGGGCTATCTGGGGCGCCGTTCCGGATCCGGTGTATAAGTTCCAGCTCTATGGCCTCCTTACGCTCCTTCGCTATGGCGATACCCACCTCCAGGATACCCAGCTCCACGGCCATATCACGAGGGGACATATCGTCTATCTCGTATGGCGCCTGGACTAACTCTATGAAGTTGTACCGGGCCTGTCGGGTCGCACTGCAGCGGCCGAGGGCCTTACAGTAGCGGCAATGAGGGCCGGTAGTCAGAGTCGGGTTATGGTCCGTCTCGTGGGCCGTATTGTGTAGCTTGTTCCAGAACGGCCGCAAGTCGGTGGCCAGGACGTCCCATATCCGGGTAGTACCGCGGACGTAGTAGCAGAACGGCTGGACTACCCGAATAGACACCCGGAGGTGCTGCTGGGTATACCCGTCTACGTTGTAGTGGTTGAATACGCCCTTCGTGTAGTCGATGAGCTGCAGATTCTCCTTAGCGTCGACATGCCCGTGTCCGTTCTTATAGTCCCATATGAACAGGAGACCGAGCTCCGGCAGATACAGGCAAGCGTCCAGGGTACCCCAGTTATCGGGGTGGATATCAGGCATATATACCCGGAACTCCACCAGCAGACGGTCCAGGGAGTCGTACTTACGGCATACCGCCAGCACCTCGTCTACGAACTCCTGGGCCCCCTCGGCCATAGTCTCGTCGATAACTACTCCGTTAGGAGCTATCGCTCCGACGAACAGCCGGCAGTCTGCCGGGGCGCCATGGTCCCGAACCAGAGTAAGCACCTCCGAGCAGACCCAGTGCGTAGCGGTACCTATCCGGGCCGGTTCGGTCTCTACGTCCGGTATATGCCGTACCGCCAGGGGCTGGCCGCTGCAGTTACCCCAGTGTTCCGCAGAACTTGGGGGCCTGGGGGCGTGCTGCAGCCCTGTCACTTAGTCAACTCCGCGTAGACTTTGGATACGTTCATAGCGATAACCGCTGCGTCCCCTGCGAATAGGTCCCCCATTTGCAGACCGACCTTAGGGAACGCGGCCATAAACTGCTCCTGGGTAAGCGACCCGTCGGCTTGCTTGGCAGATACCCAGGTCATAAGGTCCCCTGCAGTAGTCGGGGCCTGTTCGGCCGCTTGCGTCTGGGCCCCTCCGAACGCTGCAGAGGTATCATACGGGGGTGCAGACGCACCTTCCGATTCCGAGTAGGTAGTAGTCTCCTGTACCTCCGCAGTATTGGCAGACTTTCCCAGCTCCTCCAGGTACCACTTGTCGTATACCGCCCAGTCTACCTTGCGGGCCTTTTTCCACTGGCCGGCCCTGGCGTTACCTTCGCCATAGAACGGCTCGGCTGCCTTGGCGCATAGTACAGGGTTAAACTTAACGCCCTTCTCGTCCACATCCGCAGGGGAGCCTGTCTGGTTGTCGCCCGAATCCGTTGAACCCTCCGAGGCCGCACCGTCCGCACTCCCATCGAATAGGCCTCCCGGGTATTCCTTTGGGGGTTCGTTCGGCTCCTCGTACTTTGGGGCCCGGCCGTCGTCAGCCTGTTGCGGTAGGTCGGCTTTAGGACCTGCCAGCCTGTTTTCCTCCTCGGTAGCTTTGTACTCCGTCGAGTTATTAACGACCGTAGTAGCCCCGGCACTCTCATAGCCGGCCAGCGCCAGGAGCGCCTCCCCGAACGCCTTCGCGGCCCGCTTATTGTCGGCCGGGAACTTGATTTCTATCATGCTGTAATCTCCGTTAGTTTCTTATTTACGAGTTGGTCAGTATATGCTAATTTACCATCACGTCAATAACCCAGGATTAAAAACATGGAATCTGATACGTGATAAAGCTTCGAGACTACCAGCAGAAGTTCGTAGCGGCTATACAATCCGCTTTTACCTACCATAATTCGGTATTGGGCGTACTCCCTACCGGTGCCGGGAAGTGCCTGGGCAAGGACACTCCAGTATTGATGGCTAACGGGTCCACAAAGAAAGTGCAGGACGTGACCCCAGGTGACCTTCTACTAGGGCCGGACGGGACTCCGAGGCTCGTAATGAGCGTATGCTCAGGGATGGAGCCTCTGTACCGGATAGTACCCACGAAAGGAGACCCTTACGTCGTTAATGAGTCACACATATTAAGCCTACAAATATCGGGCAGAGACGCCGTTAAGTCTGCGGGGGGAACTCGGTACACACCTGGCGCCATAGCTAACTTGTCGGTCCAGGAATGGATCCATTCCTCTAAAACTTTCAAACATGTAGCGAAAGGCTGGAGGGCGCCTGCTGTTCGTTTTTGGGGAGGAAATCGGCACATACCTATACCTCCGTATATCTTGGGGGTTTGGCTGGGGGACGGAAACTCGCGAACAGCTAGCATATGTAACGTTGACCTTGAGGTAGTAGATTCGTGGCGGTCGTATGCAAAGTGCATAGGTCACAAAGTGACGTCCGAAGGGACTCCTTCCTCTCCGGAATACCGAATAGCCGCTCCGGATGACTCTGCGTGCGGGAGAGGTTATAGAAGTAATTACGTACTGAATACCTTAAGGAAACTGGACTTAATACAAAATAAACACATACCGCTCCGATATAAGTCCTCGTCTGTGCACGACCGTAGAG